AACATTGTAGCCGGAGACTACCGTAACAATGGGAGCGCGGGGGCCTTCCAGGGGGAGGTTGCTATCTCCGGAGATTGGATTTGCGGTGGAGGTGCTACCGGGTCGTGTGCCTTGCATGGCGGAAAGGTAACCGCTAATGCGCTTTGGGCACGCATACCCATGCGCGTCACGGAAGACACTTTGATCTTCTCAGCTGGTGCCACCTTCGCCGGCAATCAAACCCTCGACATACAGCGAGCAGGTCGAGTAGTGTGGAATAGCGGCAATACAGCTACCGCCACATTCCTACAGACAGCTGGCACGCCCTTTCTCCTCAATGGAGTCAGTACGGCATGCTCCCTCACAGCGGCTGCCGTATGGGCGTGCGGTGTCACCGTCAACCAAGCCAACCTGGACGCAGCAGCGGGCGTAGCGGGCTTCGGCGGTAACGCGATCGGTACATTTGGAGCGCGTCTAAACAACGCCGCTAACTAGCCTCAGCTAATAAACTTTCAACGAGCTTTCAACGAGCCGGGGCCCAGCGCTCCCAGTCGCTCCTCAGCATCAACACCCCAACGCCTTCCAACTGCAAATTGGGGTTTCTCGTCTCGCACGCGAGTAACACCAGCTCAGCATTGCGGGGTTGGGTCTCGCTCGGATGGCATCTCTCTGCTGAGACATAGATCGGTAGCCCCGGCGGCTCGACTGGGGCGCAGACCGGCCTAGGCTGGCTCGGGGCGCACCCGAATAGGGCCAGTAGCCCCAGGATGACAGCCAGCAGGCCGAGGGCTACTAGGCCCCACCAGGGCCCTCGGCAAGGTGCTGGAGAAGCCCTACGACCAGGCGGAGGCTTTGGCAGCGGCGGCCCGAGGCGGCGGTAGGGGCTCATCGGAAGAAGGCCCATAGGGTGTCTACAACTAGAACAACCGTTACGCCCAACAGGAAAAAAGTAATCTCTGTCATACTTTCTCCCACCGAGGGATAGGGCCTGCCAGAACATCGACAGCCTCATCAGGGTATCCTTCATCATCACCGATGAAATACCACCGCCCAGCGGGCATCCATTCTGCGATCTCGACTAGAGCTAGCCCCTTGATGGACACCCAGTAGTAGCCTTCTGCTCGTGTCATTTTTTTACCGCTCAGTCAATCTGGGTGACTTCCTGCTCGGCGCGGCCGCGGAAATAGTAGAGCTCCCCGCGCGACACGACCTTGAGCACATCACCGCCATGACCGAAGGGGCCCTTGCCGGCGTAGTCGGCGATTGCCCGCACCGCATCGCTCCGGGCTGCGATTGCGGTGTCGACGCCCTTCTTGGCCTCGGCCACGGCCTCGTCAGCGCGGGCGTAGGCTTTGAAGAGCTCGACGAGCTTCTTCTTGCTCACTTCCCGCACAACCGGGGCCTCCTCGGCTTGAGCAACTTCCTCTGAACCAGAACCATTCTTCTTTTTCATCGAAATCTCCCTCAAGGTCAGTCCTTGATTGCTCGTAACTCTAATCGCTCCCCCGACTCTATGCAACCGAGTTTTTCGAGTCTAGCGATTTCTCTCCCACCTTTCACTTCACCTAAAGCGCGCTTGATGCTCGCTTGAGACAAATTGGTGTAGCTCCGGGAGACTAACCCAACAAACTGTCCGTCAGGTCTCGGTATGGGCCCTGATTTCTCTACCAAACTGCGAATCTCTTCCCTCAACATATCGGCCAGCCGATTGAACTGTTTCTCGTAGGCCTGGAGCTTCTGGTGCATGGCCCCGGCCTTTTCGAGAGTGAGGGTGCCTCGGGGGCGGCCAAGATCATCGAGAGCGGTTGTTTGCGTGGGGCAGATGGCGAAGCCGGGGCATTGCCCGCACCACCCGTCGGGATGTAGAAAGTGGCTATCGTAGCCGTTGTAGGCTGCTTGGAGCTGCCCTTCGAACTTACTAAGGGCTTGTTCAGAGAGCTCCAGGGCAAGTACCTCAGGGAGCGTGTCGGCCTGGGCGGTGAAGAACCCGATGATGATTCGGTCAGCCTGATAGAGGCTCCTCGCGGCGAGTGCTAGGGAGAGGAGCTGGCCAGACTCGGCAACGCTAGGAATATCGTACCCCGTCTTATGGTCCAAGACGAGGCAGACTCTTTGGTTGAGCGCTAGGCCAGAGTTATAGCTAATTAGACTCAAGAGGTCGACGGTGCCGGGGTGTTGCCATCGAGTCACCTGGTAGTGATGATTCTCGTCGTGGGGCGGTATCTCAACCCCCACTCCTCTTTCGAGGTCGTAGGCCATCGGAACCTCTACCCGCAAGTCTCGAGTAAAGTCGAGGGCGAACTCATTGGACTTGAGCCACTTCCAAAGGACGGGAAAAGCCTGGGTTACCCTATCTTGGAGCTTCTTCTGATCAACCCCCCATTTGGCGGCCGTCTCTTTGAAGCTCTTGGCCCCGACTTTCTTCATCGGCCGAGGGAGTTGGTGGGCGATCATCTCATGGAAGGCGCTACCGAAGAGGGCGGGCTCGCCAACGGCCTCGGGGGGAACCTCTTTTCCCACCCACCACTGGCAACGTAAAAGCAGATCAGTTTTCGAAGCTGTAGCCTGCAATACCCGCAGCCGAGACTTCTCGGGCTTGGATAGTTCTTCATTGAGAGCTGAAGACAGACCGGCTACTCGTTGGCGTTTGGCTAGCTCGGTAGCCGAGACTATGAATCCGTCGGCGCGTGCACGCTCTCGGGCAGATTTGGAATAGGGGCGGCCCTGGCGGGGGGCCACTTTGACTCGCCTCTCGGACGAGGGCGGCTTACTCTTCTTAGACAAGGTGGCGTGCCCACTCTGGAATCTCTTCAGGGTCGAGAAGTTTTAGAGAAGTGCAGTAACGAGGCAGGCCGCCCTTCTCAAGTCTCTGCAAATGGCTCACTGCTCTCTCCGCTCGTTCGCGCTCTCGCCTGACAAGCCTGCGAATCCTTCTTCGTCTCCACCTCACGACTCACCTCACTGGTAGTAGCCTCAAATACCCCTTGCCTGTTCGCTCAGCATAGAACTCTTCTCCCGAGTCCTCATCGAGGAGCAGAGCCCCGCCGTTCTCTAGCGCCCGAAGAAAAGTTGCGTTAGTCGTTCCCACAAATTGGGCGGCATCAGCCCCCCGCTTCCGCCTGAAGATGTCGACTTTGACGATTGGCCTGTAGAGTCGAGGCATTCTAGGAACCTCTCTCCCGCGGGAGTTATTTCAAACCATACCGCGCCCTCGGCGCGCTGAAAAACCCGAATGAGGCCGGCTCGTGCGAGCTCTTCGCCGAAGGAGGGGGCCATCGTTGCTCGGCCTTCCCGAAAGGCTGCTTTCAGGGCTAGTATTGCTTTGGCCGAGATCATCAGGCAGCCTTCTTGACCTTGCGCGGGCCATTCATGTGGCGCTGCAATGCGGCGCGGAGGAAGGCGCTGAAAGTCAGCCCCGCGGCCTTGGCTGCCTTGCGGGCTTCGGCTTCGATGGGCTGGGGAAGTCGGATGCAGATGGGGGAAGGCTGCTTCTTGGAGGCGGTGGATTTCTTGGGCTTGGCCATGGCTTAGCTCTGCTGGGGAGGTTAGGGTCTAGCTGCAAGGGGCTACCAGAATCGCGCCAGCGCCCTTGGCCACTTGCAGCCAGGCCCAGAGAGTAATACGATGTCTGTCCTTGCGCAAGGGGCGCGCAACCTCCACCAAGGGCCAAAGGGAGACTGAATGGCGAAACCTGAACGATCAGGGTGGTACCGTCTGCTCTTGCGTGGACCCAAGGGTGGGCTCAAGCAGTGCTTAGCGAACGCCGTCACGATTCTGTCTCACGATGTGGTCTGGAGTGGGGTGCTCGCCTACGATGAGTTCGCGAACGGTCCAATTACCCTAAAGGAGCCGCGCTGGCACCCGGACGACAAGCCTGAGGGGTGCAAGCCGGGGCCCTGGACCGACGCTGATGACCTGAGGCTCTGTACGTGGTTCGCCCGGAGCCACAAGCTGACCATCACCCCCCGGACGGCCGGGGAAGCGGTACAGGTGGTAGCTGGGAAGAAAAGAGTACACCCAGTCAGAGACTGGCTCAAGGGCCTCAAGTGGGATGGTAAGAAAAGACTTGATGATTGGCTCATTAGGCTAGGTGGTGCCGAGGACTCACCCTACACCCGCGCTGTCTCAGCGAATTGGATGATTTCAGCTGTAGCCAGGATATTTGAGCCGGGGTGTCAGGCCGACCATGCGTTGATTTTGGAGGGAGCCCAAGGAGTCGGCAAATCCTCATTGCTTAGGATTCTTGGTGGGGATGAGTGGTTCCTCGAGATGAGTGCTGACCTCTCCAATAAGGATGCGGAGCAAGACTTGTGGTGCAAGTGGATCGTCGAGCTCTCTGAGTTAGATTCTCTAAGCAGATCAGAGGTCACCCAGGCCAAGGGCTTCATCACCAAGCGCACCCCCAGGTTCCGCGCTTCCTATGATCGGCGGAGTGGAAACTACTTGAGGCAATGCGTCTTCGGGGGGACCACCAACGCCAGGCAGTACCTGAAGGATGATTCTGGAGCTCGAAGGTTCTGGCCGATCTTGATCCCTCGGGCAGTCAACCTCGCTGCGTTGAGGAAGGAACGAGACCAACTCTGGGCCGAGTCCACCTACCGGTACCTAGCCAAGGGGGAGTGGCACTTCAAGGACCCGGCACTCATCAAGGCCGCGGCAGAAGTTGCCGAGGAACGGAGACAGCAGGATCCCTGGGAAGAACCGGTCCGCCGATGGCTCACGAACCCCAATCGAACGAGGATGGGCGTAACGACACATCAATGTTTGGTGGACTGTCTCGGCTTCGAAATCAACCGCCTCACCCGAGGCGATGAGATGCGTGTAGCCTCTGTTTTGAGGGTTTTGCGTTGGGAGCGGAGGAAGGAACGGCTAGCTGGAGGAGGGTTCGGCTACATCTATCGTGCCAAAGAAGACAGGCAGAACGGTGGGCTTAGTAAGCACGAGGAGGCCACACGAGACCTCGGTAAATTGGCTCTTGTACCTACTGTTACTACCGTACCCGTACAGGATCGTGTATATAGTAAGCGTAAGCCCAAGGGCCCTAGGAGCACATGATCTATGGATCTGGTGGGAGGTCGATTTTAGTGCCCACGGTAGCCACAAGTCGATTTTCTCGAGGTTTTTGATGTTTTTTGATCCCTACCTGTACCCTACCTGAAGGGAAGACAAGATGACCGCGAGGTGCATCGTGTGCGGAGACCCGGTCGAAAAAGGTCGGTTCTGTGCTCTACATTGGAAACGCGTCGTCAAAGCTTTCAAACGAGGGCTCCACCGAGCGGCGCGAGAGGCCATCGCTCGAGAAACAGACAGCTGGGGCGTCCACTGGCTATGCGAGCCTTTAGACTCCGGGTATGAGCTCACGCGATGGAACTGCGGCGTCTATCACCAGCGGTATCTGAATGCGAAGGGTAGGGGCCGTTACAGGAGGCGGGAATCATGAGCCCCTATCGAAGCGCCGCGCGCCCCGCGTTGGCCAGCCGCGCCCCGCGCGCCTCGTTGTGGCGGCTCCTCGACGCCTGGAGCCGTGGTGTTTTCTCTCGAATGGCCCGTCATCGGCTATGGAGACGGCACCGTAAACTAGGTTGCGGGTTGTGCCTTCGGGGCTGGGGCTGGAGCCATACTCTCCGCCCTTGACGCACCTCTAACACTGTGCCAAGCTACCGCTCGTACCGACAATCTCCCTTGTTTGGTGCGCCCCGCTACCGGCTGCCCCGACTCCACTCCGGGCAGCCGGTTTTTTTTGCGCGCGCGGTAGCCTTCAAGGGTAAAAAGAGCGTCTCAGACTTGCGTTTCGAAAATTTCGCGCTTAGGCTCTCCATTCCGCTGGCCGACACGTTCGTCTCCGCCAAGCGATGTTCTCAGGGCGCAACCCCAAACAAGAGGTAGAGGATGCCGTTACCCGCAAGTCAGCTAGAGCGTGATCCCTTTCTTCGGCTGCTTTTGCTAGGCGCACCCAAGGCTGGCAAAAGCACCGCGGCCATCGCAACCTCACCGGGGCCGGTGCGAGTATTACTGTGCGAAGATCAGTCGGCCCTTCGTGGCGCCAAACGTCTGACGAGCAACTTCGACTTCGAGCCCATTGGTGGCTGGAACTCAATGCAGTCGGCGATGGCTGAGGCTCGCAAAGACGCCGAGGCTGGGAAGATCCGCACGGTAGTCATCGACCCCCTCAGCGACTTCGCTGATCGGGTTCTCCGCGAGGCCTTCAAGAACAACCTCACCAAGGAAGGCAATGAAGACGGCCGCAAGGCCTACCCCGAGTGCACCAAACGCCTGAAGCATCTTGCCGAGCAGATCTTCATGCTCCCCTGCCATGCGGTGGTGATCTGCCACTACATGGAGCTCGGTGGCGAGACTGGAGAGGGGATCGAGAAGACTGGGAAGGGGATTGTGCCCCTACTCCCCGGCCAGGCTCGGGCCGTCATGGCGGCTAAGTTCGTCGATGTCATCTGGATGGACGTACGGCAAGTCAACGGCAAGTCAGAGCGGGTGTTCGTGACCGGCCCTGAAGGCGCGTGGGGGCCCGGTTGTCGTTCGTTGTCTGGCACACACGTGCTGCCGGCCGATGTGGGGGAGCTCATCAAGCTATTTGAGGAAGACTGGAAGCCCGCCAAAAAGCCCGCTCTGGTGAAGCCAAACAACTCTCGGCCGAGTCCTCAACCCCCGGTGCGTCGATGAGCGCCAGTTGTATGGGGGCTGACTGTTGTGGCGATCGATATGAATGCAATACAACAGTCGAATGCCGCTGCGGGTGTGCACTCTTTTACTGTAAAAGCTGCTTCGAGCAGCATTGTGTTGAGATTGTCACAGCCAAGCCAACACGGCTTACCCAGAAAACTCCACTAGTAGATCAGAGTCTCGAGGATCTCCTCGAGAAAGTCAAAGCTCTACCTACGATGACCGAAGAACAACGGTGGGAGCAGAAGATCAGCTTTGTCTACGGCAATCTCTCGATCGACAAAGCTGAAACCATCGACCGGCCGGAATTCGAGGCCAATGCCTGGAAGTACGCTTGGCGCAAATCGGAAGAGCGCATCCACAAATTGAGGAAGGCGCTTAGGAATTGTACGCTAAATAGCAATGTAGCCTCTATAGCGCTTGAGGCTCTTGAAGAAGACTCCAAGCTCCGGTAGCGGGGCTTGTTGCAACCGAAACACCCAAACAAGCAGAGAACAAGCACATGCCGAGCAATCATCAGCAGACCAATCAAGAACGCGTCATGGACTTTCAGCCGGTCGACTTCGACGGCGGCGAAGTGGAAGCCGATGCAGCCCCTGGCTGCTACGAGGCCATCATCGAAGAGGTCAAGATTACCAAAACGGCAGAGGCTAAAGGGTCTTTGCCGATGGTCATTCTTGAGTGGAAGCTCAACTCTTCTGTCGAGGAAGAGCCCACGGCCGAGCAGGAGAAGAGTGTTGGCGCGACCGTCGCCGGCTTTCTCGTTTTCCGCCCTAAGGGTGATAAACGAGGTAAGATGGGGATCATCGAACGAAACAAGCTCTTCTCCAATCTGGGCATTGACATTGATGTCATCCCGCAGCGTATCCAGAGCAAGGCCGACTTCAAGGATCTGTCGGGGGCTCTGAAGGGCCAAAGCATGCAGATATGGGTGACTAATAGAACCGATCCTGAAAGTGGTGAAGTTCGCACCAATGTGCAGTACACGGCCCCTAAGGGCTGGGGCGGTAATACGGATTCGGGTGAGGCCGATGAACCGGCGCCTACACCGATGAAACGCAATGCGGCCCCGGCCAAGAACGGCAACGGGAAGAAGCCCGCGCGCCGCTAAGACCCGAATTGGCCTAGGGGTGAGAGCCTCTATGTCAACTCAAGCCGCGCTGGCCGGTCCGGGAAAGCCAGCACCAGTCTTTGAGGCAGTTCCCACGGATACAAGAGTGAGAGTCTGAAAGTGCGAATTGACGCAGGTAGCAGTGCCCCCTTGCGGTGCCGATAAAAACTCGCGACAGCTACCGAGGCCGCCGCGAAAGCGGGAGGGCAAGATTTATCACTGCGCGGGGATAACAGGCCCGCCTCCACGTCGGTTGGAGCTCAAAGACACCGACACCTGGGGAGTAGGTATAATAGGCCTGCCCGGAGTTCGATCCTCTGGCTCTCCTCTACTATGATTGACTTTGATCCAAAGAGTCTAGGAGCTAGGTGTAATGAGTGCCCGCTCAAGGGCAGCAGGCCTGTGCCTCCAGCGCCCGCTGAGGGTAAACCTCGTTTCATCATCATAGGCGAGGGGCCGGGAAGATTAGAAATTGCCAAGATGACCCCCTTTGTTGGTCCGTCGGGCCGACTCTTGAACAAGGTGCTTGAGAAAGCAGGCCTCAATCGCGAAGAGGCTCATGTGTCAAACGCCATGGCGTGCCGCGCAGAGGATGACCGGCCCGACGTCAAGCTCGCCGCCACGTCGTGTTGCGCGCCTCGGCTGGCCCAAGAGATTGCCTCCCTCAAGGGTAAGAAGCTCCCGATATTGGCCCTAGGCCAATGGGCCGCGCGCGCCGTCCTAGGCGTCAAGACGATAATGAAGACGCGCGGGTTCGTCTGGCAGACACCCACTATCGAGGAGGCCAAGCTCCTCTCGGTGAAGAAAAGCATCGCTAAGCTCAGGGCCTCGGTGCGAGCCAAACCGACCGCCAAGGCCAAGGAGAACCTCGCCAAGGCCAAGCGCGCTCTTTATTTGCTAGAGGCTAGGGCTACCTACGCCGGTAGGACTGTCATCCCGAGCATCCACCCGGCCTTCATCCTGCGTGGTGCAGACGGTTGGTACCCGGTGATGATCACCGACTTCAAGCGCTTCAAACGTCTGCTAGACGGCACCCTCAAACTGGAGGATGACGTCTCCTACATCGTCGTGTCGACCCCGGCGGCCATCAAGCGGGAGCTATCTAGATTGGACCGGGAGGTGGTCGTTGACGTCGAGACAGGCGGCCCTGACGCTTTGAATGATGAGTTGAAGTGCGTAGGGGTCGGGGACCACGTCAAGGGCCATAAGGTCGTGATGATCTGGCCTTGGAAAAGGAGTCTAGGGCTCACACTGAGGGCAGCGTTGAAGAAGCATGTTGTGGTGACCCACTTCGGGCCGCAATTCGACCATATAGTGCTCAACAGAGAGAAGGCATGGGAATGAGCCATAGATGCCACGCGCATGGATGTACTGTTCCGGTAAGGCCTGAACTCTTGATGTGTTACCCGCACTGGCGCAAGGTGCCTAAGAGTGTCCAGAAGCGTGTGCTGGATACATACCGCTCTGGCCAGTGTGATGATCGTAGGCCCAGCCGCGAGTGGTTTGATGCAGCCGGAGCGGCAATAGGATATGTAGCGCTCTTGGAAAACCACCCTCTCCTTACTGTCGCTGAGGCTCAAGCTGTGGAAAAGGCCGGCTTTGGCCATCTCGTTGAGGCTCGCCGGAAGAAAGTGCTCGTCGGCCGATGATCACTTGGGAAGACAGTCTTTTAGCTCATCACTGTTTTGCTTCGCACTTGCCGAAGTCGCTGTCGCACGTAGCCTCGGTGTATTGCGACGCGGAGCCCTGGAAGATCCTACATGGTAAGAGTGCTGGGGAGGAAAAAGGTGAGGCTCCCTGGGAGAGTGACGATGTCTCTAACCTTCTACTTTATTGTTGCAAGGATGTGCGCCTCACTGCCCTAGCGTGGCAGCGCATGAAGCCAGACTTGGCTCCAGAGCGCAAAGTCTATGAGTCCGACAAGCGCATGGCCCTACTATGCCGCGGTATGACCGAGGTCGGCATCGGGTTCGATACTGCCAAGCGCGATGAGCTAGCTTCTCACTTGAGGGCCCGTAAGAGGGGTCTGCTCGGGGAGATGCGCCAGCTCGTTGGCCCTGGGTTTCATCCAGCGCGGTTGGGGGATGTGCGGCGGGCCCTGTTTGTCACCTTCCGTGGGCCGATGCTCTACCCCACCAAGACGGGCTTGGCCTCAACTTCAAACCTGACCCTGGAGGCCGTGAAGGTCCTCGACACCCGGGCCGGGCATCTCGCCGACCTCCTTCTCCGGTGGCGTGCATGCGCCAAGACGCTCGGCTCCTACGTCGAGAATTACGAGCCGGGGAGGGATGGCCGGATCCACGCACAGTGGAAGCTGGGGCCTGTGACGGGCAGGTTGGCGGGCCCGCTCATGACCCTGCCTCGTTATGGGGATGATTGGGAGACCCATGTCAGGGGGATGTACGTCGCCGACAAGAGCAAGCATAGATCCAGGCGCCCTAGGATTGTTGCACAGATCCACGATGCTGCGATCATCGAATTCGACGGTCAGCTTTTCTACTACGACCTCTCCCAATGCGAGGCTCGTCTGGCCGCCTACTTCTCCGGCGACGAGAATCTCATCAAGGCGTGCGAGAAGGATATCCACACTGAAAACGCCAAGGTCGTGTTTGCCGATATCCCCGAGGCGATGGCAAAGCTCAATAAGGCCTACGAGCTTTCCCCGTTTCTCGATAACCACGGCAAGCCTCTCAAGTGGAAGGCGGTCACCGGCAAAAACGGCGGTTGTAAAGATGAGCGAGACATCACGAAGAACTGTGGGTTTTGTGTCTGGTATGAGGGCACAGCCGAGCGCGCTCTAGCTACCCTCAAGGCTGCGGGCAAACGGGCCACCCTGGCCGCGTGTGAGGAGTTCGTGCGCCGCTTCCACTCCCGGTACACTCGTTACTATGAGTTCATCGATGAGAATGAGGCTTTCTGCAGGCAGCACGGCTACCTGCGGAGCGTCATCCTAGGACGCATCCGGTGGCTTGGGTGGCACGCCAAACGAACGGACGTCAGCAATTGCTTAGATGAAGATACCGAGGCTCTCACTCGCCGAGGTTGGGTTAGAGGGTTCGATCTCCGTAAAGGAGATCAATTGCTTACGAGGAACATTCAGACGGGGGATCTAGAGTGGAAGCCTATATCTGGGCTGAAGCTGTATCCTCGGTACACTGGCCCATTGGTCAAATTCGAAAGCCGTAGTTTCAATGCTGTCACCACACCCCAACATCAATGGTCCGTCATTGACCGAAAGAAGTTTACTACGCTGCGCACTACTACTGAGGAGCTGGCAAAAGGGCTAGGCACCTACGCAATTCACCGAACGGGCACCTATATACCAAAACACTCGCCAGTATATTCGGATGATTTTGTCGAACTAGCGGGCTGGGTCCTGACGGACGGTAGCGTGCGGTTGCCTAGAGGTGGGGGCAAAGGCGTAAAAAGAGCTGTCGGCATCTCTATCTACCAGAGCGTCAGGGGCAACCCGCAGAAGGTAAAAAGAATAGACGCTCTATTTAGCCGTTTGGGAGCGTCGCCTGATCGGCGGCAAGTCGCCCACGGAGGAGTAGTATGGCTTTTGGCTGGCTCCTCTAACCTGCCGTGGCAGTTCGCATCCATGTTCCCTGATCGAACTATGACTCCTCAATTTCTACTGTCACTGACTCGTCCGCAGTTGAACCTTCTGCTGGAAGTGATGATGCTCGGAGACGGTAGCAGGGCGGCTGGTGGCCACAATCGGTTCTGTTGCCGTGATGACGCAAGAGCTCATATATTCCAATTTCTCTGTACGCTCTGCGGGATCGCTACATCTGCTCGTTGGCGAGGGCCTAAACAGCCAAAAAAGCAGTATGCTTCAATTGCTAACCGCCCTAAATCTAGGGGGATATGGATCATCACACTATTATGTAGAGACACCGCCCAAGTCTTATCTCATAAGAAGCGGTACGGGAAAAATCTGAAGAGAGTAGAGCAGGTAGAACACCTGCCTGAGGGAGTGGAGAGGAAGGTCTGGTGCCCCGTTGTACCCAATACCTTTTTCGTAGCCCGCAGATTTGGAGATGTATTTATCACCGGCAACACGCCGATTCAGGGGGGTATCGCGGATATACACAACGATCGCCTGCCGCGGATCGAGGACCGATTGCCGGGCTGCAAGAATGTCGACCAGCTTGAAAAACTGGTCAGGGATGTCTGGGCCGAACCTATCAAAGTGCCGCACAACGGACTCGAGTTCGTCATGCCGATTGACTTCAAGACTGGAGAAAGGTGGAGTGACTTTGGCTAAGCAGCGTATCTGGCATATCTGGGTCGACGAGTGGGCAGCGACCGGCGAGCGAGGCGGTAAGATCTTTGCGGCCAGTGTCCGGGCGACTACCTTCAGAGCCGCGTGCCGGAAGCACTACGCGGGTGACCTAGACTACAACGTCAGGCACAATACCTACTGGGGGATCAGGCTATACAGCGGAAGGGCTCCAGAATGGGCAAGCTAACGCCAGAAGAAAAGACGATGCTCGAAGAGCTCCTAGGCTTCTGCTTGGTGGAGGGAGAGGATCCTAGGATTGATGAAAAGGCCTTCCAACAGATGCTCGACCGCGGCTTCGCGCTAACTGAGAAGCAGGCCAAGTGGGTCAGGGGTGTCTACGATCGGGTATTCGACTCCCCCAGCTATGAGAACCTATTCAGTGCGGGGAAGGTGCCTCTCGGCAAGCCGGTGGAGACTCCGGCTGTCTTGAAGAACCTTCCCAAGAAGCCGCCCAGCCGGCCCCCGGGGGCACTATGAGTCTCTGGCAAGACCTTCTTCACAAGTGGAGGCGCCTAGTCTGCGCCTATGTAGGTCACCGTGCGATAGAAGGCTCTACAAGAATAGGGAGCCTGCACTTTCACGTTGCGGTCTGCCTTCGGTGTGGTAATACGTTTCCCCGTGGAAGATAGCGCAGCCGCCGCGGGGTGGGATCCTAGGTTTGTGTGGTTTCTGGTCTTCTGCTTCGCGTTCACCGGGGTGTCACTACTACTAGCGGGTTGGAAGGAATGATCATGGGAGACACTGTTGAAGTACTGCAAGGTCGAGAGCGAGCTTCATTCGTAGCCTGGTGGGAGGCCTACAAGCTCGTCTTGGAGTCGTGCGCCGCGCGAGGGCTCACCGCCGTTGAGGCTGCGGAGTACGCCCACCAGGCCGCGACCGCCGCGGAGATCGACTACCGCGAGAAGGTCCGGCAGATGAATGAGCGGTGCGAGAAGATCGGCAAGAGCGGTCGAGCTAGTCCGTTGCCGCCCCCGCCGGGGCCACGGACCTACCCTGGTGTAGGCTCAAGCTCGGGTCTGGGGGCGTTGATCCCAAGCAAGGTGAAGGCGGTAGGGCCGATTGCGGGCCAGGGCCCGGAGACGCCGATGCCGTTTCCCTTGACCAAACCGAAGAGCAAGTAGATGGCCGGGCCTATCGTCAGCCCTAATGCCTGCGCTGTTCTTGAGTGCACGACTGACGGCCGTACGGTTGGTCGCTGTTGGTTCAATGTCGTCGACGGCAAGTGTCCTCGGCACGGGGATGTCACTGCCGTGCAGGCTAACTATCGAGCTACAGGGCGACTGACTCATGAGCGAGAACTGATTCGATGAATGTCAGAGGCGAGTGTACGTGCGGGCGAAAGTTCCTGAATGCGGAGGATTTCCGCGACCATCTACCCTGTGAGGGCACTCCACAACAACGAGAGATAGCCAGGCTCAAAGAGGAAGTTGCACGCCTCACAAAGAAGCAAGCTGAGATGGCAGCTGAAATCATACAACTTCAATCAGAGAAGATAGCTCTTCAGAATGAGCTAGAGCTGGTGCCTAGATGAGACTATTACTAGTAGTCAGTCTGGCCCTTATCGGGTGTGGGATGGATGCGCGAGTCCTCTCCCAAGACGGCTCCAAAAGACTAGCTACGTGTACCGGCGCTACTGATTGGGCTCAATGTGTGAGTAGGAATTGCCCCAACGGGTTTGATGTTGTGATTCCTCTCTCTTGGGACCCTGATGGGTTGGTGAAGTGCAAATGAGTGCCTCGGCTGACAAGAAACTGACTCGCGCCGACCTCTCCCCCGACCAGCTAGAGGTATTTACCCAAATCTTAGACTGGACGCAGGGGCAATCGCAGTCGTATGTGTCTTTGTTGACGGTAGGAGGCTATGCAGGCACGGGCAAGTCTACGCTTCTCGGCGTGCTCGCGGCCTCAACCGACCTCCTCGTTGCGTATGTTACCTACACTGGTCGTGCCGCGAGCGTGCTCAATCGAAAGCTCCGGGCCAGCGGCGTGGAGACAACGACCCTCCTTCGCCGCGCCGATGAAGACGCTGAGCGAGGCCTGGACAGCTACTTCGACCCGAGCCTGAAGGCCTCCAGCGGCCCCCCGTTATGCACGACGATCCACCGACTATTGTACCGGCCGGTGATCGACCCCAAGACCGAGGAGCTCCGCGGCTGGATCAAACGCTCTAGGTTGGACCGAGACTACGACCTCATAGTCATTGACGAAGGATCCATGGTAGGTGACGAGATCCTACAAGATCTCCAGCAATGGGGGGTGCCGATTCTGGCGGTTGGCGACCACGGTCAGCTCCCTCCGGTCATGGCCAGCGGCGACTTGATGCAAAACCCCGATCTGCGGCTTGAGAAGATTCACCGGCAAGCTGAAGGTAATCTAATTATTGCCTTGTCGAGGCACATCCGCGAAGGCGGCAAGATCAAGGATTTTCTGGTAAGCAGCCGACTGGACCAACAAGGGTCGGGCGCTATCGTGCTGGCTGATAAGCCCTCACTGAGCGCCCTTCTCAAGGAGGCCTACTCGGCCCCGCCCCTTGATGTAGGAGTCCTTTGTTGGACCAACCACACAAGGTGTCGACTCAATGGAGCCGCGCGCAAGGCCCTTGGCCTATCCGGAGCCCCTCGACAAGGAGAGCCGGTCATCTGCCTCAAGAACAAGCCCCCGGTCTACAACGGCATGCGGGGCCTCCTCACCGAAGACTCCCGCATCAGAGAAGGTCAGCCTTGGCTCCTTGATTGCTCGATTGAGTTCCCCGATGAAGGCCTCCCACCTATGGGTAGGACTTTGTGCGCGCCGCAGTTCATGCGAGAGAAGACTTACCAGTCTGTTGAGGAGCTCCAATCTCGTGGGGTACCGATCTACTCGATGAGCGCGGCCGGCGAGCTTTACGATATGGGTTACGCGATGACCGGGCATAAGGCCCAGGGCTCTCAGTTCGAACATGTTGTACTGTACTGCGATCGGCCGGAGAAGCCGTGGGAAGAAGAAGCCCGCAGGTGGTATTACACTTGTGTTACACGCGCAAGCCAGCACATCACCATCCTTCAGTGAGGTAAGGGTAAATGAGCCAGTGGCTACAAGAAGCATCCGATGAGCGGCTCTGGGAGGCCATTCACCAGGGCGGCCCCAATGCGGTCACCGCGGCGAAGATTCTACTCTCCCGTAGCCTCTTGGCCGGCAAGCCGATCTACTACGTGGTGAAGAGCGCCGACGGTGAATGGTGTTTGACGAAAGACGGTATGGTCTTCGGGGGCCGCATACCTTTCAAGTTCAATACGCGCGAGGAAGCCGAGGAAGCGCGGGCGAAGACGGCTAGTGTGCCGCCACTCGTTGTGGAAGTGTGGGTAGGCTAATGGGTAGAGATTTAGTCTGGACAGAAGATGCACTCCGCCGCTTGCGGAAGATGCCCGAGCAGAAGCCGGGGAGATCGAAGCAAGACTATTCTACAGACCCCGCCTTCATCGCAGCCGTCGTAAAGCGATTCGGTAAGCTCGACTTTGACCTGGCCGCCCATGACGATGGCTCCAACGCGCAGGCGTCTAGGTGGTTCGGCCCCTCGACAGATTCCCTAAAGCAGGATTGGTCCAAGTTGAGAGGCACTCTTTGGCTAAACCCCCCGTTTGGTCGGATCGAACCTTGGGCAAAAAAGTGCGCGGAAACTAAACTGCTTTTTGCACGTATCCTCTTTCTTGTACCGGCGGCCGTAGGTTCGAACTGGTATGCCAAATGTGTACATGAGAAGGCTTTGGTCTTCTTTCTCAACGGGCGTTTGTGCTTTGACGGCAAGAACGGCTACCCGAAGGATTGTTTGCTTAGCCTGTACGATGGGCCCTGCAGGACACCCAAGTCACCTGAGGTTTGGAGATGGAAATAAAAAAAGAGTACCCTGGCGACAAGCCAATAGGCAAAACACGCACGTTCAACGTACGCATACAGATATGCGCTACCATGACGCTCGACGAATCTGTAATCGAGCAAGGACTATTGCCTGAAGGCTACATCCTAGGCCCCAACCCATCGAGGGAACAAGTGATGGAGCACTTGGCCTTCAATCTAGTGGGTGCCGGCATCTACTTGAATGAGATCGATGGGTACGCCAACTGCCCGAGGGGCAGTGCTACTGTTACCCATCGGAGCATGGATGTCGAAGAGATCGAGGAGCAAACATGAGAGGTAAACTAATTGGATTGACCGGCATGGCCGGAGCCGGGAAGTCGACAGTCGCCAAAATTCTCGTAGAGCGCCACGGCTTCGTAGAGGTCGCCTTCGCCGACCGACTCAAAAAGCTAGTCGGCGAACTGTTTGGTTTCACTAAAGACCAGCTCTGGGGGCCCTCTTCGATAAGGAATGAGCCCGACAAGCGCTACCCACGCGCTGACGGCACCTATCTCACACCGCGTGAGGCTCTCCAGAAGTTTGGCACTGAGGCTGGCCGTAGCTGTTATGAGAACATTTGGGTCGATGAGGCGGTCAAGACAGCTAAGTGGCACCTATCAGGAGAAATAGACATCGGTGGGGGTAACACTGCGCGGGGTGTCGTCATCAGCGATGTTCGCTTCCCAGGGGAGGTTCGAGCCATCAAAGCTGAGGGCGGCCAAGTCTGGTCCATCGAGCGCTCCGGAGCCTCGGGTCTCGCCGGGGAAGCTGGCCGACACCTAAGCGAAAACGCGCTATCGGGGTGGGTCTTCAACAAGGTCTTGCGAAATGAGGACTCCTTAGAGGAGCTACCCCGGTTGGTTGCCGAGGCATTGGAGGAGTCACTATGAAGGCCGAGCTAGAGAGCATCATCCGGTGGTGGAGGAATAGCGTGCGGTGGCGTCTCTTTTGGCATAACTGGGATGGCATCGAGCGCTCCAATTGGAGGGCCTAAATGCGCCCCTCATTTGACGAGATCTTCCTCGACTTAGCTGTCTCCCTCGCACGGCGCTCCACCTGCCGCCGCCTGCAAGTCGGCTGTGTCATCACGAGCGTCGACCACCGCCAGGTCTTTGCGGTCGGCTATAACGGTAACGCTACCGGTGAAGCCAACGATTGCGATCGTCACGGAGAGGAAGCTGTGGGGAACTGCGGCTGCATCCACTCGGAGGCGAACGCCGCGGTCAATTGTGTTGCTCCTCGGAGGGAGCGGAAGTTCGTCTACTGCACCCACCTGCCTTGTGTGGCATGCACCAAGCTCCTCATCAACTTGGGAGGCGTCCAGCTCGTAGTCTT